ACAATTGGGACAAGGACGGGACATTTGGGACATTCGTCCCAATGGACAAGGCGAGGCAGATTGGGACAAATGGGACACACCCCTTTAGGGGTGTCCCACTGTCCCAACCACGATGTGCGTTTTTTTTGACCTTAAAGGAATAACCTGTGGATAAGTGCAGTGAGTGTGGATCAGAGCATCTCAAGATTGGAATCACCAACACGCAATCAGGATCGACCGTCTATCCAGTGTATTGCGGCGACTGCGGCGAAGTATCAAATAAATATATTAAAAAGCAAATAGCACTTCAACACGCAATTGAAAACGGAATATTGCAATATGTAAAAACAAAAACTGCAAAATATATGGAAGAGGATGGCGAACAAATTAAATGCGAAGTGTGCAATGCAAATGAAGGTGAATATCATCATTGGGCACCACAGTATTTATTTCCAGATGCCAACAAATGGCCCACATCTTATCTTTGCCGCGCATGTCATAAAAAATGGCATGATCTTGTAACGCCGAATATGAGTATTAAAAAATGACCCCACACCGAGAAACCCCAGACTTCGCAAGCTGGCAACACGACACCCTGGCCAAGTTTGCAACCGAGTGCTACACCAGGCTGCAAGACGAGATGGCTGCGAACGAGCAGCTGCGGCTTGATGTCAAGGATGCCATGAAGCTGGCGCACAAACAAATTTTGGAGGACAATGCGGCATGACCACGAAAACACACAAAACCAAGCCAGGCAGCCCAGATCGGCGCAAGCTCGCCGACATGGTGCTGGCAGGTATGCGCAATGGTCTGAGTACGTTCAAGGCTTGCGCGGCTGTTGGCGTGCATCACAGCACGTTTGTGGGCTGGGTCGGGGAGGACGCCGAACTCGCCAACAACTATGCGCGCGCGAGGGAAGATTTGATCGAGCGCATTGCCAACGAGGTGATTGAACTGAGCGATGTTGATGTCGGAATGCAGCCAGATGGCAAGAAGGACTGGGCGGCAGTGCAGAAACAAAAGCTGCAGGTTGATACTCGCAAGTGGCTGCTGTCCAAACTGGCCCCGAGGAAATATGGCGAGAAACTCGAAGTATCTGGCGACCCAGAAAACCCCCTGGTCCAAAAAATTGAGCGCGTGCTCGTCAAGAATGGGTAAAACCCTGCAGCTGCAGACCCCCGAGTGGGCGCTGCCGTTACTCAGCCCCAGCCGGTACAAAGGCGCATGGGGTGGCCGAGGAAGCGGCAAGAGCCACATGATGGCCGAACTCATGATTGAGGCGCACATCATCGACCAGAAGCGGCGCAGCGTCTGCGTGCGTGAAATCCAGAAATCGCTGAACCAATCCGTCAAGCGGCTGCTGGAGACCAAGATCGAGGCCATGAATGCCGGTGCCTACTTCGAGGTCCAGGATGCCGTTATAAAGTCACGTAAGGCCGATGGCGCGATTATTTTCCAAGGTATGCAGAATCACACTGCCGACAGTATTAAATCGTTGGAGGGCTACGACTGCGCCTGGGTGGAGGAATCCCAAAGCCTGAGCCAGACCAGCCTGGACCTGCTGCGACCAACGATCCGCAAACCCGACAGTGAGCTGTGGTTCACGTGGAACCCGCGCCAGGCCAACGATCCCGTTGACTTCCTGCTGCGTGGCCCGACACCGCCAAAGGATGCCACGGTCATCAAGGTCAACTTCAGCGATAACCCTTGGTTCCCGCAAGTCCTGCGCGACGAGATGGAGTACGACAAGCGCCGAGACCCCGACAAATACCAGCACGTTTGGCAGGGCAGTTACCTGACCAACAGCCAGTCCAGGGTCTTCAAGAACTGGAAGATCGAGGAGTTTGAGGCACCACGGGATGCCATCCACCGGCTGGGCGCTGACTGGGGCTTTGCCATTGACCCGACAGTCCTGGTGCGCTGCCACATCATTGGCCGCACGCTCTATATTGACTACGAGGCCTACATGATTGGCTGCGAGATCGTCAACACGCCTGAGCTGTTCCTGCAGGTGCCCGAAAGCGAGAAGTGGCCCATCGTGGCCGACAGCGCACGGCCCGAGACCATCAGCCACATGAAGAAGAACGGGTTTCCCAAGATAATGACTGCCGTCAAAGGCCCGAGGTCGGTCGAGGAAGGCATCGAGTTTCTCAAGGGTTACGACCTGATTGTTCACCCGCGTTGCACGCATACAATTGACGAGCTGACGCTTTACAGTTACAAGCAAGACCCGCTGACTGGGAGAATCCTGCCGGTGCTCGAAGACAAGAAAAACCACGTGATTGACGCTTTGAGATATGCTTGCGAGGGCGTGCGCCGCATGGCCGCTATAAAGCCAGCGACTTTCAAGCCATTGCCAACGGCCCACAAATGGTGAGAAAATACGCCAAAATGAGGATATAACATGGCTCGACTCTCCAACGACCAACGCCTTGCCAACCTGCACGACGAGGCGCTGGCTCAGTTTGACGATGTGCAAAGCGCCCTGCGTGACGAGCGCCTGCAGTGCCTGCAAGACCGGCGCTTTTATTCTCTGTGCGGCAGCCAGTGGGAAGGCCCACTCTCAAACCAGTATGAGAACAAACCCAAGTTTGAGGTCAACAAGATTATGTTGTCCGTCATTCGGGTTATCAACGAGTACCGAAACAACCGCATCACGGTCGATTATGTGTCCAAGGATGGCACAGCGAATGACAAGCTGGCCGAGGTCTGCGATGGTTTGTACCGCGCTGACGAGCAGACATCCGTGGCCGACGAAGCCTATGACAATGCCTTCGAGGAGGCAGTCGGTGGCGGCATAGGCGCTTGGCGCTTACGCACGGTCTACGAAGACGAGGAAGACCCCGAGGACGACCGGCAGCGCATCCGCATCGAGCCGATCTTTGACGCTGACAGCTCAGTATTCTTCGACCTGGGTGCCAAGCGCCAGGACAAATCTGACGCAAAATTCTGCTTTGTTGTCACATCCATGACCCGCCAGGCTTACAAAGACACCTACGGCGATGACCCGGCAAGCTGGCCCAAGGTCATTCACCAGTACGAGTTTGACTGGGCTACGCCTGATGTGGTCTACGTGGCCGAGTACTACAAGGTCGAAGAAAAGACTGAGACGATCCGCATCTTTGCAGCCATTGACGGCACCGAGGAGCGCTACACCCAGGCCGACTTTGCCAACGACGAGACCCTGGAAGAAACCCTGATGGCCATCGGCAGCCGGGAAGTGCGCCAGAAAAAGGTCAAGCGCAAGAAAGTCCGCAAGTACGTCATGTCGGGCGGCAAAATCCTTGAGGATGCAGGCTACATTGCTGGCAAGTGCATTCCCGTGGTCGTCGTGTTTGGCAAGCGCTGGTTTGTGGACAACATCGAGCGCTGCATGGGCCACGTGCGCCTGGCCAAGGATGCCCAGCGCCTTAAGAATATGCAACTGTCCAAGCTGGGCGAGATCAGCGCCCTGTCGTCGGTTGAGAAACCCATCCTGACCCCCGAGCAGGTGGCCGGCCACCAGGTCATGTGGTCCGAGGACAACCTCAAGGACTACCCTTACCTCCTGGTCAACCCGATCACCGGGCAAAACGGAGAGCAAACCATCAGCGGCCCAGTGGCCTACACCCGGTCAGCAGCAATCCCGCCAGCAATGGCTGCGCTGTTGCAAATCACCGAGACCGACATGCAGGAGATACTCGGCAACCCAGCGGGTGCTGACAAAATGGTCAGCAATATCAGCGGCAAAGCCGTTGAGATGATCCAGGCCCGAGTCGATGGCCAGGCGTTCATTTACATGTCCAACTTTGCCAAAGGCATGAAGCGCTGTGGCGAGATTTGGCTGAGCATGGCGCAGGAAATCTACGTCGAGGACAAGCGCAAGATGAAGACCGTTGACCAAGCTGGCGAGGTCGGCATGGTCGAGCTGATGCAGCCCACCATCAACCAAGAAACTGGCGAGATGGTCATGGCCAATGATCTTGGCGCAGCATCCTTCGAGGTCAATGTCGAAGTCGGACCATCCAGTTCCAGCAAGAAGCAGGCAACCGTCCGCGCTCTGACCGGGATGCTGCAGATCACCACCGACCCCGAGACCGCGCAAGTCCTGAGTGCAATGGCCATGATGAACATGGAAGGCGAGGGCGTCAGCGATGCCAATGCCTACTTCCGTAAAAAGCTGCTCCGCATGGGCGTGGTCAAGCCGACCGACAAGGAAGCCGAGGAAATGATGGCCGAGATGCAAGGCCAGCCGCAAGACCCGCAGGCCATGTACCTACAAGCCGCAGCCGAGGAAGCCACTGCCAAAGCAGCCAAGGCCCGAGCCGACACGGTAGAGACCGTGGCCAGCGCCGAACTGAAACGTGCCCAGACCATCGAGACACTCAGCAAGGTTGAGAACGATGACCAGACCCTGGCCATCAACAGCGCCAAAACAATTCAGGAGATGATGCGAAATGGCTGATCCATTCCTCCCTGAGCTGGCTCGCTTGGCCATGGCGTTCACTGCACGACAGCCCAACCGGGACTTCATGCAGGCAATTCCAGGCGGCGGCGGTAATGAACGCGCACCAACGGCATTTGACACCATGTCCAACGCAGAGAGGGCCGCATACTACAGCGACAACCCAAGGATGGCAGCAGCGACCCAGTTTGGGCAGAAAGCCATTGGCTACGCACCCTTTGGTATTGGCTTGGCAACAATGGCGCAGAAAGCAATGTTTCCAAACTTTGTGGCAGAGCAGGCTACGGTAGCCCGCGGGATTGACCCCGGCACTGGTTTGCAAGTTGGTGGCTATGGTTCGCAACCTGGTACGTCTGGAATAACCCCCACAGGCTTGTACGGCGACCAATATGCGGGTATGCCTGCGCCAAAGGCAAATAATTTTGTCGAATCTCTGTTCAACAGTATTCTGCCTAGTTCTGCGGTGCAATTGAATCCAGCGCCAGTTCAAGATTTGCAGGCAACGCCTAATCCGTATGCTGGAGAAAATCCAGCCCTGAGTTCAACAGGTAGCGGCTTTGCTGGCGCTGATATTGGCGCTGGTGGTGGTTTTACTGGCGGTGTTGCAACTGGAACCAGTGGCGGCAGTCCTGCTGAAGCCTCTGACTTGGGCTACAACCAAGGCGGCATGGTAGACGCTGAGAATCTAATGGGCCAAGCCCCTGGGCCAGACGATGGTTATGGAGCGCTGCAAGGCGGCGAGTATGTTATTAAGAAAGCCGCAGTTGATAAGTATGGCCAGGAATTGCTGGACGCTATCAATAATGGCACCTTTCAATTTGAGCAAAGTCTGATAAACTTTATGGCAACGCCAGCAAAATAACGGCATCCACCCAGCCGTTCTAATTGGGTGAGTTTGATGGGGTCAAGATGAACAAAAAGGCAGTAACTGGAGATGATAACGAGGACGATAACACTGCGGTAATTGAGGACGAAGGCCAAAGCACTGAGAAAACTTTCAGCGAGTATCAATCCGCTGGCAACCAGGACGATGGCCAGGGCACCGAAAATGACGCAGACGATTCGGACGAAGTTGTAGTATCCATTGGTGAGGAAGCGCCACCTCCCGAAGAACAGACTCATGCGCCAGAGTGGGTGCGCGAGCTGCGTAAGACAAACCGAGAATTGCAACGGCAGAATCGTGAGCTGCACGGCAAGCTACAAAGCAACGCACAGACTGAGATCAATCCGGTCGTGCTGGGCAAGAAGCCAAGCCTGGAAGAGCACGACTACGATGCCGAGAAATTCGAGGTAGCACTGGCAAATTGGTTTGACCGGAAACGGCACGCCGACGATGCCAACGCCAGGCACGAAGCTGAAGTTATGAATCAGAATCGAGCATGGCAAGCCAAACTGGATGGCTACGGCAAGGCGCGAGCCGAGCTGAGGGTCAAAGACTATGAGGATGCCGAGGCCGTGGCCCAGGAAGTCTTCAGCGTCACCCAGCAAGGCGTGGTGCTCCAAGGTGCGGATAACCCCGCGCTGGTCATTTACGCGCTTGGGAAGAACCCAAAGAAGGCCAAGGAGCTGTCCGAGATCAAAGACCCCGTGAAGTTTGCCTTCGCGGTAGCGAAACTGGAGAAAGAATTGAAAGTTACCAACCGCAGGCAAGCACCCGCCCCCGAGCGTATCGTGACCGGCACCGGACGATCCTCTGGGGCGGTGGACTCAACCCTAGAACGGCTGCGAGCAGAAGCGGAAAAGACTGGCAACATGACGAAAGTCGTACAGTACAAAGCGCAGAAGCGAGCAGCTTCCAAATGATTTTTTAATTTAGGAGCCTATCATGGCAAATGCATTTTCAAAAGAAGAGCGCGTTGCGTTCGAAGACATCCTGGAAGGTTTTCAGGACTTGCTGGTTCTGTCGCGTCACGTGTCGATTTACAACACAAATCAGACCGAGATGGCCAGGACTAATGACACCATCTGGCGTCCGATGCCCTATATCGCACAGTCGATTACGAGCACACCGGGCAATGCGATCAGCTACAAAAACATGACCCAGTTGTCTGTGCCAAGCACCATTGGCTTTAGCCAAACCGTGCCTTGGACCATGACTACCCTCGATCTGCGCGATGCGCTGCAAGAAGGTCGTCTGGGCGAGTCAGCAAAGCAAAAGCTCGCATCCGACATCAACGTGGCCATCATGAACACCGCAGCCGCCCAAGGCACGCTGGTCGTTCCGATTGCTGCTGCTGCCGGTGATTATGATGACATTGCCCTGTGCGATACCATCATGAACGAGCAGGGCGTGCCTGACTATGACCGCTTCCTGGGTCTGTCTAGCCGCGACTACAACGGCCTGGCCGGTAATCTGTCGCAAGCAAGCCGTTCGTTTGGCAACGCTAAGTCTGACAAAGCCTACGAGCGCAACTTCGTCGGCATGGTCGCAGGGTTTGACACGTACAAATTCGACTACGCAAACCGCATTGCTGCGGCTGCTGGTGGAGTCACTACGATCAACACCACGACCGCGCAGGCTCAGTACGTGCCTGAGGCTACCTCCACATCCGTGGGTGGCCAGATCAACGTGGACAACCGCTACGAAACTGTCACCGTGTCCAACACGACTGGCATTGTTGCTGGCGATGCGTTCACGATTGATGGCATTGACGCAGTGCATCACATCACCAAACAGTCCACTGGCGAACTGAAGACCTTCCGGGTCATCAGCATCACCAACGGCACTCAGATGGTGATTAGCCCTCCGATCATCTCGGCTGTTACCGCACCGACCGATGCTGAGATTCAGTACCAAAACTGCGAAATCACAGCTGCTTCCGGTGCTGCGCCAATCAACTGGCTCAACACCGGTGCTGCGTCGATCAACGTGTTCTGGCAGAAAGATGCGCTGGAAATCCTGCCTGGCCGCTACGCCATTCCAGTTGATGCTGGCACCGCAGTGATGCGTGCAAGTACCGACCAGGGTGTGGAATTGGTCATGCAGAAGTTCTACGACATCGACAGCATGGTCATCAAGTACCGTCTCGACACGCTCTTCGGTGTTGTAAATAAACAACCAGAAATGAGCGGAATCCTACTTTTTAATCAATAATTGAATAGGATAATACCGCTTTATGTAGTATCATGCTCTTGAGTTAAATCAGGAGCATGATATGTACATCCTTTACAAGTTGGTTTTTGAATCTGGCAAAGCATACATCGGGCAAACAGCACGCAATATGAACACACGCATCGCGCAGCACAAGCGGTCTGTCAAAAGTGGCAGTCAGCTTCCTGCACATTGTGCGTGGCGCAAGTATGGCGAGCCTGCAATTACGGTGATTGCTGAGTTTGAGACGCAAATTGAATTGCACGCGGCGGAAAAGGCGGCGATCATCGCTATAGGCACATTGGCTCCACAAGGGTACAACGTTGCCTATGGCGGTGAATCCGCCCCATCCAAGAATCCAGAAGTTGCTGCGAAGATTGCTGCAAAGGCTACAGGCCGGAAGTATGCTGACGTTTCTTCATGGGTTGAAGCATCAACAGAGCGCTGGAAGGATAAGGAATACCAAAAGAAGGTTTCCGATGGTCTTAAAGCAACATGGACAGATGAAAAACGCTCCAAACGATCTGAATTCATCAAAGATGTTTGGGAGAAACGCAAAAAGGCTGGTTATTCTATGTCTGAAGAGACAAAGCAAAAACTAGCAGCCTATGATAGAACGCCAGAAACCCGTGCCAAGATGAGCGATTCGGCCAAAGCTCGAAAACGCATATTGTTTGAAGACAGCACAAAGCAGAAAATCGCAAGTAAAACAGCAAGCTCATGGCAAAACCCTGCTATCAGGGAAAAGCGCCTGGCATCTATGCAACTGGCCCGTGAGAAACGCAAACAGGAGAAAATATCATGCCACTGACTAAAGGTTATTCAAGCAAGTCCATCGGCAAAAACATCGGCAAAGAGATGAAGGCAGGAATGCCCCAGAAACAGGCCGTTGCTGTAGCGCTATCCACGGCACGGAAAGCCGCAATGAAGGCTGGCAAGCCCAGCAAAGCCCCTGCAAAGCCCAAGAAATGATTGACCTCCCTGCAATGCTTTACCAAAGCCCTGGCCCACACAAGAAGCCAGGCGGCGGCACTTACCGGATTGTCGGCATCAACACGCAGGAAGAACTTGATGCCAAACTGTCGGCAGGCTGGTTCGCATCGTCCGCTGAGGCCATTACAGCCGCTGGCGACAAGGCCACGACACCTAAGAAGATTGCAGAATGGCGGCTCAAGGCGAAGGCCAAAAAGACCAAGAAGCGCAAGCCATCCAAGCCCCTGGGCTGGAAGCAGCCAGTGCTAGTGCCGGTCATTGAGGACGCACCGCCAACCCGTGCTGAGCTGGAGGCCAAGGCTACAGAACTCAAGATTCGCTTTGATGGTCGCACAAGGGACAAAAAACTGGGACAATTGATCCAGGACAGACTCACCGACCCGACCACAGGAGAATGACATGGGATGGACAAAGCGCCAATTTGTCACGCAGGCTTTTGAAGAGATTGGCCTGGCATCCTACGTTTTTGACCTGACCCCTGAGCAACTGCAGTCGGCCCTGCGTAGGCTTGACACCATGCTGGCAGCCTGGAACGCTCTGGGCATCCGCTTGGGCTACCCGTTGCCAAACAGCCCCCAGGACAGCGACCTGGACGAGCAGACCAACGTGCCCGACAGCTCCAACGAGGCCATCTACACCAACCTTGGCGTCAAGCTGGCCCCGTCCTACGGCAAGCAGGTCATGGCCGACACCAAGATGACAGCCAAAGAATCCTACAACACCCTGTTATCCCGCGCAGCCATGCCGGTCGAACAACAACTCCCAGGCACCATGCCAGCAGGAGCAGGCAACAAACCGTGGCGCGTCTACGACGATCCATTCATTCGCAGACCATACGATCCAGTTCTTGCCGGCCAAGACGGACCACTTGAATTCAATTGAGGAGCCAACATGCCAACAATCAACCAACTCGCCAGCATCAGCCAGGTCAATGGGTCTGCCCAGATTCCGGTCTACGATCAAAACAACGGCGATGCTCGCAAGATGTCGGTCAACACGCTGCTCGACTACTTCCAAACCTCATTCGCAGCCCCAACCGTATCGACCAACCTGTACACGCCAGGGGCAGGCTTCAACATCACGGTGCCCACGCCCGTGGCCGAGCAGCAGTGGATGCTCATCCAGCCTGCTGGCACACTGGCCACCGGCACCGTCACCCTGCCGCTGAATACTGGCGTACCAGATGGCACTGAAGTGCTGATAACCAGCACCCAAACAATCACAGCGTTCACCATTGCGCTGAATGGCGCAACTGCAATCTTCGGTGGCCTCTCTACCCTTCCTGCTGAAGCTGCTGTTCGGTATCGCTACTATTTGGCGACCAACAGTTGGTACAATATTGTCAATAACTTTTACTTTAATCCAGTCATTACAGGCACAAGTCTTGTTCTGAGTGGTTCAGCGTCTATCGGCACAACCCTTAGCGTGGTAGGTTTATCCACGCTGACAGGCGGTGCAGTTGTGCAGGGCATGACAGTAGGTTTGGGCCTTGCCGCAGTTGCCACAAACACGGCGCTGGGTTTTGAAGTTCTTAAAGTCAACACCACCGGGAATTCCAATGTCGGCGTGGGCTATCAAACCCTGCTTGCGAATTTAGTTGGGGAATACAATTTTGCAGGCGGTTATCAAGCATTAAAAACAAATACCAATGGCGTAGAAAATACGGCAGTGGGGGCGTTAGCACTGTATGCAAATTCTGGTGGGGATTACAACACCGCCGTGGGTTTGTCTGCACTTGGGTCACAAATTAACGGAAATGGCAACGTAGCACTGGGCTACTACGCTGGAAATTATGAGACAGGCTCAAACGCTTTCTATATTAACAATCAAGACCGCACCAACACCGCAGGAGATAAAGCAAGTTCGCTGATGTATGGCACGTTCAACGCCACAGCAGTAAATCAAACTCTGACAATAAATGCGGCTGTAACGGTCAGTAATAGTGTTTTGGTTAACTACAGCACGGCAGGCATAGGCTACGCAACTGGTGCTGGCGGTGCTGTAACTCAAGGAACCAGCCGCACCACAGGAGTGACGCTGGACAAAACAACCGGGTCTATCACTTTGGTGAGTGCAGCAGGATCACCTACTCTTGCATCTTTTACAGTTTTAAATAGCACAGTTGCCGCAACCGATGTAATCATTATCAATCAAAAATCAGGCACTGATTTATATGAAATAGCCATTACCGCAGTGGCAGCAGGTAGTTTCCGAGTTTCATTCTTTTCACTTGTTGGTACAACAACTGAGCAACCGGTTTTCAACTTTGCCGTCATCAAGGCTGTAGCTGCGTAATGAAATCCCCAGCCTACGCCCGAAAAGAAGGCCAAAATCCAAAGGGTGGATTGAATGCCAGGGGCAGGGCTGCGGCAAAGGCTGAGGGCATGAATTTGAAGCCACCTGTCAAGTCTGGCGACAATCCGCGCAGGGCATCCTTCCTGGCCCGTATGGGTGGCAATCCTGGCCCTGAGTACAAGAACGGTGAACCAACCCGTCTGCTGTTGAGTTTGAAGGCATGGGGCGCATCATCTAAAGCGGACGCACAGGCCAAGGCAAAGAAAATCTCAGCGCGAAACAAGGCTAAGTGATGCAGATACCCATCTTGAACGGCATCTACGCTGACACCACGCCAGAGCTGCGCACCAGCTACCCTGTCAACATGGTGCCGGTGCCCATCAAGTCTGGCATCAGCAACGGATTCCTGCGCCCAGGAGACGGCATTGTGGCCAACGGCACAGGCCCAGGCATCGACCGCGGTGGCATCAACTGGCGAGGCGACTGCTACCGAGTGATGGGCACCAAGCTAGTCGAGGTGGCCAGCAACGGCGCTGTGACCATCCTGGGCGATGTAGGTGGGCCTATAACCCAGTTGGTGACCTTTGACTACAGCTTTGATCTGCTGGCCATTGCATCGGGCACCAGGTTGTACTTTTGGGACCCAGTTGCATCAACACTCACTCAAAACACAGACCCTGACCTGGGCATCGTGCTGGATGTGGTCTGGGTGGACGGCTACTTTATGACCACCGATGGCGAGTTTCTGATCGTCACCGAGTTGACTAACCCGCTGGCTGTTGATCCGTTCAAGTACGGCAGCTCAGAGGCCGACCCAGACCCCGTGGTGGCGCTGCTCAAACTGCGAAACGAAGTCTATGCAATGAACCGCAACACCATTGAGGTGTTTGACAACGTGGGTGGCGACCTGTTTCCCTTTGCACGCATCGAGGGCGCTCAAATCCAAAAGGGTGTCGTCGGCACGCAAGCCTGCTGCGTCTTCATCCAGGCCATTGCTTTCTTGGGCGGTGGCCGCAACGAAGCGCCCGGCATCTATGTTGGCGCAGCCGCAACCACCCAGAAAATCAGCACGCAGGAGATCGACAACCTGCTGCTGAACTACACCGAGGCGCAGTTGACCACGGTCAAGCTCGAAGCACGCAACGACAAGGCGCATCAGCACCTCTACGTCCACTTGCCAGACCGCACTGTGGTCTATGACGCCTCGGCATCTGAGGCACTGGGCGAGCAGGTCTGGTTTACCCTGACCACCACTTTGGCAGGCTTTGCACAGTACCGCGCACGCAACATCGTCTGGGCTTACGACAAGTGGCTTGTGGGCGATCCGCAATCTACCTCCATCGGCTACTTTGTGCAGGACACCGGCTACCACTGGGGCGAGCAGGTGCGCTGGGAGTTTGGCACGCTGATCGTCTACAACGAAAGCAATGGGGCCATCTTCAACGAGCTGGAGCTGGTCAGTCTCACCGGCAGCGTGGCCATTGGCACCAACCCCCAGATCAGCACCAGCTACAGCGTTGATGGCAAGGCTTACAGCCAAGAGCGCAGCATCAGCGTGGGCACCATAGGGTCCAACAAGCGCCTGGCGTGGTTTCAGCAGGGGCATATGAGGAACTGGCGCATCCAGCGCTTCCGTGGCGACAGCGATGCCCATGTGTCATTCATCCGTCTTGAGGCCCAGATTGAGCCACTGGCGTTCTGATGGCCACGGCACCAACATCCCGCAAACTCAATCTGACGCGAGATCAGCTTTCGGCGTTCCTGACCGACCAGCAACAGATCAGGCAGTTCGAGTTGCTGTTTTCTACGGTTGACACCATACAAGTCATCATCGGCACTGATTTTGAGTATCAGGCAGACAATGCGGCAGCCAACGCCAACAATGCACTGGCTCAGATCAGCGCACTGGCTCAAGATACCGCAGTCAGCGAAGCGGTTATTGATGGCAAAACCACCTTGGCACTTGGTCAAATTGCAATCTTGGCTCAAGAAACTTCCGTCAGCATTGCGGTTGCTGAAAACAAAGCAAATCAGGCGCTGGCTTTACTGGCTCAACTAACAGCTGCGGTCGAGGGTTTGCAAATGACACCTCCGCCACGGGAGTTCAAGCGCTCGCGGTACGGATCGTTCTACGACACCACCACGCAGACAGCCACGACCATCAACACTGCCAAGGCCATCACGTTTAACACGACTGATTTGAGCCAAGGGGTGTTTTTGTCAACTACCTCAAGGGTGATGGTGGACACCGAAGGAATCTACGACTACCAACTTTCGATTCAGCTTGATAAAACAACTGGCGGCACTGCGGAGTTTTATATCTGGTTCAGACTAAATGGAGTTGATGTAGCAGACAGCGCAAGCCAGTTGCGATTGCAGGGTAACAATGCAGAAGTATTTGCTGCACTAAACTACTTTTTTGATCTGAAGGCTGGGGACTATGTGGAAATCATGTTTTTAGTGACTGATTTATCCGTGGAACTTGCTGCTTTTGCTGCGGCTGCACCAGTCCCAGGCATTCCATCCATAATCCTGACAGTTTCAAACAATATCGGAGGTATCCAATGACCGTATCTATCAAGGTGCTGATCCCAGCAAAGCAGGCCGAGAACGCCCAAACTACGCAGTACACCGCCACCAACTGCAAGGCCATCATTGACAAATTCACAGCCACCAACACCACAGCAGGCAATGTGACGATCAGCGTCAACCTGGTGACCGCATCAGGCAGTGCAGCCACATCCAACCTGATTGTGAAAACCCGCGCCATTGCGCCTGATGAGACCTACACCTTCCCCGAGCTGGTCGGCCAGGCGCTCGAACAAAGCGGGTTTATCAGCACCGTAGCCAGTGCAGCCACCTCATTGACCATCCGAGCCAATGGCCGCGAAATCACTTCTTAAAGGACAGCCATGAAACAATTTATGATGATTCCCAGAGGTTTTGCTGGCCTGCCGGTGGACGAAGGGTTTATCACCCCTGCCGAAAACAAGAAGAACACCCAGATTGTCATTGACGACTGGATGCTTGGCCCCGAGAATCCAAGCAATGAGCCAACGGCCAATAAGGTCTACTGGGTTACCGTGGGCAAGGCCATGAAAGTGGACGAAAAAGAGTCTCGTCGTCGTCGGTGCTCAAACTGTGAGTATTACGACAACAGCACCATGACCCAGGCCAAGATGGAGCGCATCCCACGCAATGAGTGGGATACCGATGCCGGGTTCCGTGGCTA